ACGGCCGGGTTCCAGTCCTTCATCTGGTCCCAGGTCGGGCCGTCCAGCACATCGACGTGCGCCCAGAGGGCTCCAATGGACATCGGGGCCTCGAAGGCGTCGAGGATGTCCTTGTTCTTGTTCGTGCTGGCGTGGTCCTCCACCACCCCGCAGACCAACGCAGGCAGGGGCTTCTGTCCACCCTGGCCGCGCAGATGCTTGCGCAGGATCGGCGGCACGAACCCGCCCGGGCCGTTCGTCTCCACGGTCACGCTCGGGATGTGGTATTCGATCACCAGCTTGCGGATCTGGTCGCACTGCTGGTCAATGTCGCCCGTGAGGCCAATGGCGAACTGCCAGTACAGCCGGCCGGCCGCATCGCTGTAGATCAGCGAGAAAGCGGAGGCGTCGGTATCGACCTTGCCGAGTGCGCAGTCCCAGCGTGCCGCGGCGCTGACGATACGGACATTGCCGAGCATCAGCACGGCCTCACGGTTCGCGTGCTTCAGGACCGGCTTCAGGTCATAGGGGACGATCTTTTCAGGGTCGAGCCGGACCTCGCCGATGGGCTTGCTGTGGAGCTGGTATTGCGAGTCCCATTCGTTGATCGTGCGGGTTTCGCGGCGGCGCTTCTCCAGTTCGGCGCGGTTGAAGCGGTCCGGCCAGGCGCAACCGGCGTAGCAGTCCACCAGCCCTTCCGGCAGGCCGGCGAATCGAACCTTCGTGCCCTCTGCCCAGTAATCCACCTCTGGCTTCAGCAGGCGCGCGCCCTTGCCGATGCCGACGAAGACGTATTCGGCCAGAAACCCCACATCGATGACCATTGCAGGCTTCTCGGTGCGGTGCTCCTTGTCGAACATGCGGATCGTCAGGCAGTCCGCGCCAAGCCGCTCCTGTTCGTCATAGAGGCTGTCGTGCGTGTGCGGTGTGCCGACATAGAGCTTCCGGCCACCGGGCACGAGAATGTGGGTCTGCTCGCCCAGCCGATAGCGCAGTTTCTCGCGCGCCTCGGGGTTGCCGATGTTCCGCGGCACTTCAACGTCATCGTTCTGGCACTCGTCCGCGCGCGCGCTGGTGACGTTGGACATGATCCCGCGCGCGTACATGCTCGCGTTGCGGGCGTCGTCGGAGCCATTCACCCACCATTGCTCTACCGGGCCGGGCTTGTCCGGAAGCATTCCCTTCGTGAGCGGGTGCTTGCGCAGGATGTTCTGCACGTTCCGGCTCGACTTGTAGGCCGTGGGGTCGGCCTCCGACTGCAGCAGGATTCGGTAGGTCGGGTCGTCGTAGTAGCGCCAGGCGTTGTACAGGTCCAGGATCGTGGACTTGCCGAAGCCGCGGAAGCAGCGAAGGACGGCCAGCAGGCCGCGGTGCTCAAGCCAATGCACCACGCGCCAGTGCACATCGGGCACGTCCCATTGCCGCTCTTCGGCCCAGAGGGCAAAGAACGTGCCAAAGTTGACCTTGCGGCTCATTCGGCTCCGGTCTTGGCCTTGGAGAGCACCCGGTTCATTGCTGAAGTGGCGCGCTTCTCGGCCTCACGGATCTGGCGGTCGAGGTCCGAATCGCGCTCGGCCTGCTCGGCGTCGTCATCGATCTTGCGGTCGTCGGCCGCCTTGGTCACGTCCATGACGTAACGCAGCACGCCACCGGTTGCCATGGCGTTCTTCTTATCCCATTGCCGATCACCTCGTTCCTCGCGCGTCAGATCGACGGGGAGCTTGCCGGCGCCGCTCCAGTTCACCGGATCGGCCTCTTGCAGGAACACATCGGCGAGCTTTTCGGACAGCTCCGCGAGCATGATCTTCTGGTCTTCCCTCATTTCCCAACCGCCTTCCCGATGTCGGGGGCGCGTTCGGGGCCGCCCGTTCCCGGCTTCCACCAGTAGTCCTGGCCGAAATCCTTCTTCGCGCGCTGCTGCATCTTCCCGAGGTAGCCAGGGGAAAGGTTCTCCTGCAGCGCATGCAGGCCGGCGTGGTCGAGTGCTGCTTTGGCGTACCAGATGCCGGTGTAGGGAAGGTTCGCCCGGCCCCACTGCAGCGCCTCGGCCGCCGCGTGCGTGGGCTTGCCCTTCGCCGCCTTGTAGGCGTTGGTCAGGCTCTTGGTCGCCAGTTCGCCCACGGCGCCAAGCGCGGGGCCGGCCGCCGTCTTCGTGAGGTTGCCAAGCGAGTCGCCCGGCTGGTCGGCTGGGTCGTTCAGCAGGAAATCGCCGACGATGGACAGGCCGCCTCCTTGAGCTACGGACTTCGCCCAGAACTTCGCCGCTTTGTCGCCGGTCATGTCGATGGGGTCTTTGCCGCTGACGAGTTGCTTGGCCTGCAGCGCGATGGCGCCGAGCGCGGTAGTCGTCACCATGAGCGCGCCGGCATAAACCACGCGGTTTGCCAGCACTGGGGCGCTGTTGTCGGAAACCTGCGGGGCCTCCAGTACCCGGCGCCAGTGCCGCGACACCATGGCGATGGGAAAGGACTTGAACTGCATGACGCTGCGCGCAAGCTCGCCGCGCACGGTGCCGCGCTGCGTGGCGCCACCGGAGGCGATCGTCTTCGTGGCGAGGTCGGGATTCAGCACCGCGAATTCGCTCTCGTCCTGAATCAACCCGAGCACCTTGGCGACCACTTCGCCGGCTCGCTCGTCGCCAGTGGCGCGAATCGATTCGGGCGTTAGGTGATCTTTGCCACCGAATTGCGTGAGGTCGGCCTTGGTGATGACCTTCCAGTCTGTCTCGGTCAGCCCCTTGCGCTCCATCAGCGTGCGGTCCCACTCGGTGAGCTTGCCCCACTCCGTCTTCGACATCCGGGCCATGCCCTGCATCATGGTCAGCGAGAACGCGCGCCGCAGCGTGTCGGTCCAGGCGTTCATCAGGGACAGCTTCATGGTGCTGTTCGCCAGCCGGCCGCTCCACGTCTGCCGGATGTTGTCGCCGGTCCAGCGGTTCATGTCGCCAATCATCGATTCCGCGATGATCCCGTGCGTGGTCATGAAGTCGCGGGCGTCCTTCGATGCCGCGGACTTGCCGATGTTGGAAACGGCATCCCAATACGACAGCTTGTTGTAGCCCGTGCTCACCATGAAGGTGCCCAGGTCGGTGATGCTGGAGATCACCGCGGAGCCGAGCTTGCCGAAGGTCTGGATGTTGCGGGCGTCGGTGCCGAGTTGGGCCAGCTTGGCGCTCTGCGGCGTGCCGGCTGTGCCGTTCAACTGGTCCCAGTAGCTCTGCGGGCGCAGGCCGAAGTCTCGCTTGATGCCGCCGTCCGCCCGGTCGGCAAGGTCGAACTGCATCCGCATCTGCGAATTCGGGTTCGGGCCGTAGCGCTCGATCAGGCCGATGTCGCGCGCCATCCGGCCCACGTGCCCGATCACCGCGTCGTACATGCTGCCGGTGCCGAAGTCCTTCATGTAGGCCATGTAGGCGTCGGCGTCCTTGAAGTGGATCTGGCGCGACTCGCTGCCGGCGTTGGCCTTGGCCCCGTTCCCACCGAACGCGCCCGGCTCGCGCTTGTTCGCGCCGTCGCTGCTGATCGTCTCCCATGCCTTGCCGAGCATGGCGCGCAGATCGGCATCGCCCATGCGGGAGCCATCCTCCAGCACGTAGCGGGAGCGGTCGAGCAGCGGCGTGATCCGGTCAACCCATGCATCTTTCCCCGTTGCCAGGCCATCGCCGCGCACCTTGGCTGCGTCGTGCGGCTGGGGGATGTAGCCGTACTCCAGCCGGCCCACGTCGCCCCCGGCGCTGTTGAAGCGCTGGCGCAGGTTCTCGATCACCTTCAGGTACGCCTTCGCGCCCTCGGTGGCGATCTTGTTGCCTGAACTGCCGTCGCCGTTGCGGAAGATCTCGGTCGCCAGGTCGCGCGTCATCACGGGGTTGTCCGCGTCGAACAGGAACATCATCACGCGGCGGCCGAAACCGGCCCCCTCGCCGGTCTTGGCGGCTTCCATCAGGTTGACCATGTTGCCCATGGATTCCTGCTTGATGCCGTTGATGTACTGGCCGGTCTGGTCGATGTCGTTCACGAGCGCGCGGCTGCGGCCTTCCTTGAACTGCGCCATGCCTTCGGTCACGCGCACGTCCGTCGCCGCGGTCTTCAGGATCTGGCGCTGGGCGTTCTCCACCTTCCGGGCGGCCTCGGCCTGGATGTCAGCCATGGCGGCTTGCGCGGCCTCGGTGACGCGCTGGTCGGTGCTCTTGGCCTGCCAGTCGGGATCGGTGCGCGCGAGCCGGCGCATGGTGGCGTTGATTCGGTCGTCGATGGCGGCAAGCTGGGCGGGCGTCAGGGCATTGCGGCCGAGCTTTTTTGCTGCCTCTTGGACAGCCGTGACACAATCTGGCTTCACATGAAATCCTTCTGGTTGTTCCTGGCGGGCATTGCGGTGCTGTTCGCTCCCATCCCGCTCTCGGCGTGGGCCGCGCGCGGGCGCGCGCACTTCCTGGCCGGCGGTGATGACGTCACGCTCCGCCACCATCAGTTCGGCATCGTGCAGGGTGGCA